AATGGGTTGTCCATTATTCCTGTGAGCGACACACCCAACAATCGTTCTTCTTCGGTATTTCGTTGCCACACTTTTCGCAGATATGGAAATCTGGTGAAGGAGGACTGAATAGTGCCAAGAATCGTTGCCACCTTGACCTTACGCTTGAGCGTATCCAATGTATCAGTTGCCCTAACGACAACCTCTGTAAGATTGCAGAACTGATACGGTCTAAGTATGATCTCGCTGCAAGGGTTAGTTCCAAACTCATAGTTCGGATCACGTCTGCCATACTTCTCAGCTTGTTTCTTAGATGCTTCACGGTTAAATATCCCTCTTTCACCAGACTTACTCTCCACTAGAGCAGTCCATTCTCGCATGAACGTTTCGATGTCAGGCTTCTCTGTGTAGGATACACTATTGTTAGCTAACGCTCTGTGTGCTGCTGTTTCCCACCACTGTCCTGACTTAGCGTGACGCATACGGTCATCACTAAGGTTAGACAAAGAGATCATAGCACTACGTCTGACACCACCTACTACAACTATCTGACCTATGAAACACATTAAATCGTGGCATTCCATAGAAGATAGCTTACGTCCTTGTGCCAACTTGAAAGTTGTAACTGTGAAGTTAAACAACTCAACAAGAGGACCAGGACCACTGGCTCTACCCCCAAAGGTTTTTAGTCTAGCACCTGCAGGTCTTACCTTGGATACATCCCACTTAGGTATCTCACCTGCCCACAGTAATGCTAGTAGTTGTCTGTATGCTTTAGCCCAACCCTCTTTGCTATCCTTAACAACAATGGTTGTCTCACTGTCAAACAACTCAGGTATTTCTGGTAACTGTTGTATGAACTGACGCTCAACACTGAAGCCTACACCTGTACCACATAACAAGATAAACATAGCCTCATCGAAAGACTTAGGATCATCCACTGGTAAGTAGCTACAGTTATATCCTGCTGTATTATCTCTGTCCAACGCAGCACCGCTAGTCATCATGGCTCTCATGCTTGGCATAACTTCTAGTCCAAGTATAGCTTGCTCAATAGAGTTAACCCATGAGTCGTTGCCTAGCTTTGGACGTACTACGTTATCAACGTATCGCCCTACTGTTTCTGCCCATGATTCACGTCCTTTACCATCAATGTACTTTGCGTAACGTGATTGATGTATAAAACTCTGATAGTCTGTTGGTAATAAGTTACTCATCTTTTCCTCCGTAGTCTCTAGTAAATACCCACACTGCTCCTACAATTACAAAAAACAATATGATCATAGCCATATAAATGTCTGTCATCTATTGTCTCCACTTCCTTGTAACGTTCCTCTTTCCTGTCTGCTCTTTAGCTTAGACAAGTTCTTTATTGCCACATCAGCCATATCTATTTCTAAGTCTCTACACAATGCGGCAATGTACCACAGCACATCACCAATCTCTGCAGCTATAGCATCTTTGTTAAACGTGCCATCACGTAACATCTTTTTGATCTTACCTTGTACTTCACCTGCTTCGTTACCCAAGCCCAACGCAGGGTAAATGATAGGATCTGTATAGATAGCAGTCTTTACTGCCTCCTGTTGATAGTAAGCCATATCAATAATAGGTGATTGCATATCTGCAAAGTGGTCTATGTCTTCCTGTGTTATCATTATCTCTCCTTAACAATTAGATTGTGTATCTTCACATCATCTGTGTCGTGCATAAGATTGGTTATCAAATCATATACATCTTCTTCATGGCTCTCTTCGTGGGAGGATAGTATGTTGTTATCCTCATCCACTTCTATTAGATACATTACACTGAACTTCTTGTTGCTCATTTGTGTTTCTCTTTATATACCTCAATAAGTTTGTTTAAATACCACTGTGCCTTTTTTAAATCTTCTAAGCCACCTTTGTAGTCATATCTCCATACGTACTTTAATATGTTACCTTGTAGGTATCCTTCTTTGTTGTGGTTAGTTGCAGACATGATAGCATCAATGCATTCTATGCCACCTACATTATAGTGTGGTGGATTGTTTACTAGATCAATCTCATCGAAGTCTTTAAACATATCTTCTATTTCAAACTCTTCTTCTGTCACGCTTCACCCATTGTCTTTGTCCACTTGGTTAACTTAATTACGTTACCTTCTGTGGTATAGTCTATTTCATTCTCAAGTTCAAGCTCTGATTCAGCATACTCTTTAGGAAACATTTCTTTGATCATTTCCACTCTAGCATCATCAAAGTAGTCAAGTAAGTCTGGATACTCGTCTAACACTTGTGTACTAGCTGCCATAGTCAAAGCTAAGTCCATAGCTGCTCTAGTAGCTGATGGATTCTTAGTAGGACCAAATACCATACCTGTTCTTAATGCACCAGTCCAGTTACCATCTTCATCTATCTCAGGTCTTACAATGATAGCTACTTCACCGTCTTCTACTTCGTGACCCATTAGGATCTCCTTTTTACTACGACACGCTGATCTTTCATTCGCTTGCCTTTTTCTAATAACCAACCTTCAGGTATGACACGATGCGCCCACTTGAAACCTTTTTGCTCACACCAGTCACAATACCTTGACTTGGCTCCTTTGTAAAGTCTTTGTTTAGCGTTGCTGAATACAAACCTTATGTCTAACTTAGGATGTTGTCTTTGTATTTCAATATGTTTGCGTCTATCAGCAGCACTAAATATGCCTTTTGTTTCTATTATCACTCCGTTGTCTAGCTCAAAGTCTGGTGTGTATGTACGATAGCGTAAGTCTTCCCACTCTATCTTTATCTTTTCATACTCTACCTTCTTCTGTCTAGTCTCCAGAAACGCAGCAGCCTCTTGTTCAAGACCGCTACGATATAACCTTTTGTTATGTCTACGTGGCAAGACCATCCCCTATGAAAACATAGTCTACTTCAGGTGGATTCTTAGCTTTAGATACCCTTGAAGGTAGTGTCTGTAGTGTATCCCAACACTTGTGCTTGAAGCTACAAAACTTACATGCACTGTTAAGTATTAAGTTACCTGACTGTTTTCTAAAGTATGTCTCAGGCACAGACTCAAAGCATCTCTTGAACGGCTCATCTTTCTCTATGTAGTTTACCGTTTTTTGGATGTCCTTTAATACCGCCTCACGATCAACGTCAGCCGCACTGATGTACTTAAACTCACCGTTGCCTTTGTTGACCACCCACCAACCGCCTACGTCTTTTCCTGCGGCTTCTGCGTAGCCCACTAGTTGAGGTATGTAACCAAAGCCATCACCCTTTTCTAAAGACTCGAATGAGTCGAACTTGTTAGTGTATGACCAAGGTGATGCAGACTTAACATCATCTATCTTGCCATCCATTTCCATGTCGTACTCACCATTGATCTCCTGTCCATCAGGTAGCTTGAGTGTGACGTTATCATTGTCTTTAAACTCAGCACCTGCTGCACGTAGTAGTCCTTTGAACACAGCCTCAACAATATCGCCAAGGAGCATGTTCATCAGGAAGTGTGGAGGTAGTGGTATCTTATCTTCAGGGTCATTCTTTTCAAACCACAACTGGCATGTAGGTCTGCCTATGTTAGACATACGTAGCTTGAACTCGTCACGAGGACCAGAGTTAAACTGTTTGTCCAACGCAGCCTTAACATCGGAGGCAACCTGAGTGGCTACCTCCTCTGTCATAGTAGCTTCACCAGACATAGCCTTCTGCAAAAAGCTAAAGACCATTAGTTCAGCAGGGTGGTTCATTACTCATCCACCTCTACAAAGTCATTGTCTAGTATTTCTTGTACCAAAGACTCGTCTTCATCAGCGTAACCTTTAGCACGTTCATGATGTAAGTCTAAGATCTTACCATTGCTGTATTCGATAAGCTCTAAGAAGTCCTTGAGTGTGTCATTGTCTGCTGAGATAAGATCAACAGGATCGCCCAGGGATGCAGCTATCTTGCCAAACTTAGCACCAGTAGGTATGCTATCTTCAATACCTTCTAACTTAATGCTAGACATGATAGGCAACATGTTCTTCTTCTTCAAAGAACTCATTACACCGTTGAGACTTTTCAAACTATCACGGTTCTTGATGTCCATTACAAATGGTACTGCTTCGACTGCGCCTACAGGCTCACCCTTTTCATTCATTGGGTTGTCGAGTGTGACTGTACCGTAATAGACTACGACACGCTTAACTGAACGGATAAGCTGCTTAGTAGCATCATCCAGTGCATTGAAGTCTTCGATGTAGCCACTAGGTCTACCTAAGTTAAACCCACCAATGCTATCCTTCAAGTCACCGTTGAGAGTGTTAGACATCACAGACTTTTCCATCTCTTCTGTATCACTGTTCCAACGTTGCCACTGATTGCGTTGGGCAAAGACACGAACAGTTGCACCTACACTGTAGACAATATCATCACCAGTCTTTAGTGTGAATGCACCTACAGGTACTACCTCTGTCTTTATCTTTTTGCCATTGAGGTCTACCTCACCCATGATAGGTTGGTGAAGCATACCCAAACGTGATATGCTTGGCGTATAGTCTTGAGAAGGTGCAGAAGATACACCCATAAGTTCAGCCATTGATTGACCACGTTCATTTGCTATTGCTAGTTCTGTACTCATTCTATATCCTTTTTATAGAGTCAAAGAGATCTTAGTTATACACTAAACATCAACTGTGTCAAGCCAATTATTACCTATCTTTGCTTCTAAAAGCATAGGTACGTTCATTTTTATTCCGTATGTCTCCTCTATTATCTGGTTTAAGTCTTGGTTCATAGTCCACACCAATGACAATACTAAGTCTTTCTCGTCAGGGTGTACGTCAACTACCATAGAATCGTGTACAGTATTGACTAAACACGACTTCATATGTCGCAAACGTTCATGTATTTCGTTCAGTACTACTGGCACTACATCACCTGTAGCAAAGCCTTGTACTGGATAGTTCTTTATCATAGTGAAGTGCGTTGGTACACCACTGTGACGTCTTGTCACATCTGGAAAAGCGTACTGTCTGCCAGATATGTTTGTTATCTTTAGAAAGCGTAGTGCTTCATCAGCTAAGTTCTTGTGCCAGTTAGCTATGCCCTTGTACTTCTCGTTGAAGTGGGTGTAGTAGGTTGCTTCAGCTTTTGATCTGCCATACCCACTCGCTCCAAAGAGAGGCGCAAATGTGTGTTCTTTAGCTTCTTGGCGTGTTGTTGGTTGCCCTGCATCAGTAATAACTTTTGCTGTGTAAGCATGTACATCGAAACCAGTTGCGATTTCTTCCATCGCTGTTTCATCCTGCGCCAAGAACGCTGCTGTCCTAAACTCCAGTTGTGCAAAGTCGGCCTCCATTATTAAACCATTTTCAAAACGTGATACAAATACTTTCTTTACTGGGAAGGTTCCTCCCCTTGGCATGTTTTGCATGTTGGGATTTCTTCCACTAAAACGTCCAGTGGCTGTAATGTGCTGCGTAAGTCCAACGTGCAGGAATCCGCTTGCCTTAGTGTACGTCCGTATTCCGTTGACAAAAGAAGATAGATAACTGCTGATAGCATTATGACGTTTAAGATCAGAAAGGAAATCAAGAGCCTCGTCCATTCTATTGTTCCTAGCAGTCGCAGATAATACATCTAGTTCATCCTTTCCTGTGTTGAATCCATTAGCACTGACCCACTTCTTGCTTGGTGCAGTAAAGCGTAGCCCTGCTATTTGTTGACTGTTCTTTAGTTTGTAACCTAGTGAATCACAATCTTTGCATTTATTAGGTCTTGCAAACTTAGTTCCATCTTTCTTAAGTCGGTATACTTTACCTTGCCCCTCGCAACTAGGGCAGGTGTATGCCGTAGTCCTGTAGATCGGTGAGGAGTTGGCTGCAACGGCATCCTTAAACTCTTCCTGTGTCGAAGTGAACTCGAAGAGATCAGCCCATTCCTTCTTGTCATGTACTCTTCTGCTGAATAAGACCTGCGACTTCTGTTCAGGTGACCGTAGGTTGATCGGAGTATCGCCCATAACTTCCCTGACTTTCTTTTGCAGACGTGTTTCGATTTCAGCTTTCTCATTCTCAAACTCCTTTGCTACTCGTTCCAACTCTTGAAGATCGACTTTGAATCCTGCCATATAGATTTCTGTAAGGGTTTTGCAGGTTTGGAAGGTAACTCTTTTGATAGTGCGTAAGGAGGCAGCTTCAGGTTCTGCGAAGTCTTTTTCACAGGCATGGAACAACTCGCTAGTAGTAAGCAAGTCATGCTTGAGATAATGACATAGTTCTTCATACGGTATCTCATTTGTGTTAAGTCCTTGTTTATAGTACCTTTTTAGTGTGTCTTGCTTTTGGAACTTTAAGTTTCTACGTTCAGCACAAGCTTCCAGGCTAAGTCCATTACGCTGTCCACGATCAAGTAAATACTCAGCAAGCATGGTATCATAGATGTCACCTTTGTATCTAAAGCCACACTCCCACAGCCACATCAAGTCGTGCTGTGCGTTGTGCATGATAAGTAAGTCAGTGTTATCTAACGCCCACTGTATGTCTAGTCTCTGAAAGCCTGTATCATCTTTTGATTCGTTATGATCTAGTGTTTTGATAGTCAGTGTAGCTTCAGGATCATCAGCATCAAGATAGCCTACCTGTACCAAATGATTCTCAGGCTCAAATGGATCAATGTGATTCTTGTCATCACGCTTGGTGATGCTGTTCTCTACGTCTAGCACTAGTCTCATGCTGAGTACACTGATCTTGAACCGTCAAGCTGACAAGTTATCTTACCTTGAAAGCCATTCAGTTTGTTCTTTGCAATGTTCAAGTATCTGATAGGATCTTCCTCTTCTCCTTCTGCTTGTTGTGTTTTACCAATAAGTATCATCAGGTCAGCCTCTGCTGCCTTGCCTGTCTTACTACCTTCCATCATAGCTTGGTTCAGGTCAGCCCTGCCCTCTGCTTCTGCTGATAGTTGAGACATCCATATCACAGCACAGTCGTACTGCTTGGCTATGTTACGTGCATGGATAGCTGCTGCCTTGAGTGTAATGTCTGAACGCTCTGACTTGATGTCGGCAAACTTGTCACCCATGTCTAGTACAACTATGTCAGGCTTCTCAAACTTAACGACTGACTCTACCCAGTCCATACCTTTACCAGTACTATCTTTGAAGTTTATGTTCTCAGACACAGGGTGGTATCGCTTGGATGCTAGTGCTTTATTCTCACGCACCTCTTTCATAGTCATAAAGGATGATGCACTGATGTATCGTGCAGCTACACGTGTGTACGCTTCTTCATTACACAGTACAATACACTTAGCACCTTGATGTGCAAAGCCACCATCTGCTGCTAGTATAGAGGCGTGAAAAGAAGTTTTACCAGTATTAGGTCTAGCACCAACCAGAATAAGATGACCGCCACTGATACCCTCCACCCTACGAGCCAGACTGGGTATATTGAATGACCATTTCGAATCAAGTGCTGTTGCATCAAGTACAGTATCAAGACTGTGATCATCCCACTCGACACGAAGATTTGGAGTAAAGTCATCTTTGTATTCCTCTAATAGTTGACGTAAAGGTTCAAGGCTATTCTCTGTACCGTTCACAAAGTCAAAGCCTAAGTTAGCTACACGATCACCGACATGCTGTTGGAATAGCTGCGACAATGTGTCCTCTGCTATCTCAGCTTTGATTGGTTCTGATATATCTATACGTTTGAATAAGTCTTCGTATGCTGTGCGTGTAGCGGTGGTCATGCTTGCGTTGATACGATTGAACACAGCTTGTAGGTCTGATACCGTCAAGTCACCCTCATAGGCTTCCATAGCTGTGTCTAACGCTTGTTTGATCTTGCGTACATCTTTACTGAAGATCTTGTCAGGGCAGCGTATCCCTTTATGTTGATCATAAAACTCTCTACTTAACAGAGTCTTTACTAGTGCTAGTTCCATCATGTTCATTGCCTCCTCTGACAATCTTGTGCATTCCCTCTGGTGTCCTTATAGATGCAGCTATATCAAGTAACTGTTGGTATGTCAACATTAACATTTGATAACCTCTTTCAGTTTCCTCATACTGTCGCATATAAACTATACCTTCATCACCTATAATTACTTCTACATCCTCAAATGTACCAGTCTCATCAAGTGTTCTAATTATAGATGCATCGTGTTCAAACTCTACGGTAAACATTTGTTTATCTTTGCTCTTTGTTTAGCACGTTGTCGTTCATCATCAGTAAAGCTTTTGATACGAGGTATGCTTTCTCCTGTTTCGTAGTCTATGATAATACCTGTGTTCCACTTCTCACACTCTGCTTCAGCATCTTCTAAGTTGTCAAACAGTTTAGGTTCAGGAAAGTTTGGAAATACTTTACCCTCTGGTACATACATCCTATCACCATCTACATCAATTACTATTGCTAACTTCATTACGATCTCCTTTCACACATACTAACATCAATCCTGTTTTATCTTCAGGCAGTTCTGTAAAATATACTCTTTCAAAAGCTTTCATACATCCAAACACATCTTCGTGTTTACTGTATTGTAACGCTGTCATCTCAGTGCCATACACAGCTAAGAATACTAATGTCCACATAACTCTTTCAACCTTTCTAAGTCTTCTGGCATACGATACTTTATATCGTCAAGCAAGTTCATAGCAACTGTCTTGTTACCTGTCCATAGTTCTATCTCTCTGCGATACTCTACTGTCTTACCTATAGCATCAGGATCAAGAGCAATAATAACTTTATCGTACTCACTTATCTTCTCCATATGTTTAGGGCTTATGCTTGTACCCAATATAGCCATAGCTGATATGTATGGCAACTCCTGTGTAGCTATGATAGCTGACACGACATCTTCTACAATAAGAAGAGTATCACCATTACCGTGCATATAGTAGTCAGCCTCACCTGTGTAGCGATACCACTTAGGTTGCTGCTTCTTACCTACAGCCCTACCCACCGCATCAACTATTCTACCTTCATGCTTGATAGGAAAGACTACACGTTCATCCTTTACATCATACATGGTATCACCAATAGCTATACCCCATCGCCTTACAAAGCGTTGGTGCTTGGTGTGTTGTGCCTTGGGTGACACGACATAAGGTGGTATTTCCATAGTCTCCTTCTCTTTCTTTATGTTTGTGTATGCACGTTGAAACTGTTGCTCACTCATGCGTAGAAATATCTCTGCTGCTGTCATGTCTGTATCATAGATACCACCCACGTTACAGCCTAGCTTGAAGCAGTTAAACTTTATCTCACCAAATATGTTGGCAGCAGTAAATGTGTTTTTACCTCGACACTCAGGACAGTCGCACCTGTGACGTTCACCATCTTTAAGGCTAAGATCATTAACAAACTGTCTAATGTTATTCCTCTTCACGTACACCATCTTTAGCTCCTCTCGCTGCTAGTGCCTTGCTTGCACCACTAAATGTATTCACCATGTATGGTTTAACTGATGCTGTATTCTTGTGTCCAGTTACTTGCATAATACCTACTAAGTCAACCCCACCTTCCATCATTTCTGTCACTGCTGTTCTACGTAAGTCCATAGCTGTAAGTTCATGTGGTAGGTTAGCTTCATCTAGTAAGGTATTGATAAGACTAGATATTTCTTCTTTGTCATACGGTGTATATGCACCTGCTCTAGGCTTTACCCTGGGAGCTACATAGTCTTGAAACCCAAAGTCTTCCTTTTGCTGACGCAGCATCGAACACAAACCCTGCGAGATAGGGAGGTGAATCTCAGCATTACGTTTGCTTTGTACCATGTCGATACGGCATTGATCTAGGTCTAGTTTATCCCATGTAAGAAGCCGAACATCTCCTACACGTTGTCCCCAGTCATACGCCATATGAACGATCAGTCCAATGCTGCGCCAACGAAAGTCGCTGTAAGCTGTGTCAAGAAAGATTGACACTTGTTCACGTGTCCAATGTACCCTGCGAGGTTCAGGGGTGATAGTCTCTACCAAGCTTATTGGATTGTGAATCATAACGTCATGTCTCATGGCATGTTTCCACGCAGCAGAAAGGACACTGCGTCTGTAGTTAGCTGTGCGAGTGCCAACCAGTAGCCATTGATCATACGCTTGCGTCATGTGTCGAACTTTCAAGTTCTTACAGCGATAACCCCCAAGAGCCTTGCCCTCTACCTGAGTCAATATAGCAGCTTGCAAGTGTATCTCGTAGTCCTTTTGGGAGGAGGACGAAAGCCTACGAAATGCATCAGAGTGCAAATAAAAGTCTACTATTTGTGTCAGTGTGGCTGACTGCTTGGGGATGTTCTTCATATTACCATTTCCTCCTTACCTTCCAGTATGACCAAGCTCTACTACAATGTCCTTCACCGAGCAATGCGTCTATTGGTCGCACTAGGTTAGTTTTGTTATTACGTTTCCATTCCCAGTTCCTAGCTGAGAAGGTTTGATTCAAACGTCCACCAAGTATTACGTTTAGTAGAACGCTCAACGCTATCATTATCCTTACGAGATAGGTTACCCACCCAATGTGTAACATCATCGAAAGGCGCATTCGTATCTTCTGCATCTTCAATCACCTCTTGCATGTATATACCATAGATAGATAAAGAAACCAAAGTAAATAAGTGCTATTGCTAGGGGTAATGAGTGCATTAAAAGTTGGGATACCATACTTCACCTTTCTCCTGTTGTTGTACTAAGTCTTTCAAGTCTTCCTCTTCAGCCTTGGCTTTGTCATCTTGCCCTTCCCACCAGTAGTCATCAGCCCTGCGTCTAGTCTCGTTAATGACACGCTGTATGGGTAAAACTTTAGCTATACGCATGTTCTCTTTTCCTCATTTCTACGGTTAAGTTAGGAAACACATCCTTGTAACGTTGCTCAGAACGTTTAGCATCCCATAGGTTTTTGAATGAGTGATAACCAAACCACTTACCATTCTGTCCAAACCATACTTCGTAACTCATTAGCATCTTCCTTTCATTTGTTTATCACTTCCTATGTAATAAGTTTTATCAGATCCCCAACAAACGTCAAGAGGTTTTATCTTTCCATTAGGCAAAGCCATGCCTGGGTATCTATAATGTGGGTTCTTTTTCAAGAACTCTCTTAGTTCTTCTACCTCAAGCTTGCGTTGGGCGTGACGTAGTTCTTGGACACACGCTGCTCTGCCAGTCCAGTGTTCATGCTTGGACATGCAATACTTGTGTATGGGGTTCTGTTCTTCAACCACCGCTAGTAGTAGTTCAATCATCTTCTTCCATCTCCATCTCTTCTTTGTAGTTCTCATACTCTTCATCTAAAGCCCACGTATCTCGTAGGTCAACAGGTATGGTATCTACTGTTGTATCCCAATCATCAAAGTCATAAGTAAATGACTCGTTGTAAGTATCTAAGTTACTATTCTCATACTCACGATCATAGGGGTCAAAGCGATACCAACCAACAAACATCATGCCATCTTCTTTGTAGTCACCTTTGATGTACAGGTTATGTGTCTCTGCTGCTTTCTCAAACGCTTCAATAGGTGCGCCCCATGCTGAGTCAAAGTTAATGTTAAGGAAGTCAGAACCATCATTGTCCTTGTCCATCCAACAGTCAGCATCATGTATATCCCACTTGACGCCCCATGTATCTACGGCTTTCATGTATTCCCAGTCACCAATAGGCACGAGATACTCCAGTAGTTTATTCTCTTTAGCTGCTGCTTCAATCGCATCTAGTTTATCTTTGTCACCTTTGATAGTGACGCTATTCATACACCAATTAGGCATTAGTTTTCTCCTCATGTAAGTTGTGTGTTTTTTGGTACAGTAAAGCTTTCCTGATAAACTCTGTGCCATCAGAGAACTCTCCACTGCGTAGTTTGTCATAGCCCCACTCAAAGTAGGACAATGCTTTCTTGTCTAAGTCTGTGTCAGGTGCATAGACTGGCTCAAACTCCTTATCGTTACTAGTATAGGATGACCCTACCTTGTTAGCATTGAGAAACCTAAGTAAGCTAGGCTTGTCAGTGGGTACATCGACAGTCTGGTATCCTTTGCCACACATCTTACGTGCGTCAGCTTGTGTACCTGCCCATACACCTTCAGAGTTTTTGTATAGTTTCATATGTCTTCCCCTCTTGTTCAGTAACACAGTAAACACCTGTCACTGGATTGTTAAAACCGACTTCAGCAATTACCTCTATTGCTAACTCTTGTGCGTTGCTCAAGTCACTTACATACTGCACACAATCATCCTCTGTGTCAAATGTTTTATTGTCAATAGTAAAAGGACTACCTTGTGTCAGCATTATTAGTATCAGCCACTTCATCATAAGTTCTCCATCAATGCTTTCCAAGATACAGGAAACATCGTTAGCATGTCACGATAGATAAGTGTTGCTATCATTCGTGTTTCTTCTTGAGTATCTTCCTTCAATCGTAAGCTACACATCTTGGCGAATGCATACAGTGTGCCACTCCAGTACCACTCAGTGTACATACTCTGAGGTAATACCATACGTGCCATCTCTGGTGCTACGTTTATCTCCCAATTAGGGTCTGTCATAGATTTATATATAGCTTTTATATTGGAGTATGCGTCATCAAGCATACTTAACTCGTGGTCTAAATCACTACTGTCAATAACACCCTCACTGCCTTGCTTCTTGTCAGCACTGCGTCTACGCCATACGTCAGGCTCATAGAACTCAGGCTCACTGTCTACGTAGCGTCTGCTTATCTCATTCCAAGGCATATACTCATGCTTCTGTAACTGTCTAGCTACAAAGATAGGAGCCTTGACATGGAACGTAGCAAAGGCATGATTGAATGGTGACTTGTGATTGTGTTTAGCTAGATAGTGTATCAGCTTGGCATCACTCTTATCAAAAAACTCTTTGTGTTTACCAAAGCTCACACGTGCAGCGTTGACTACAGATAAGTCATCAC